CGGGGTTTGTTCCTGACATAAATGATTCTAATGCAGAATCTCCTATACCTATATTAAATTGAGCAAGTGTTTTGTCTGATAAAACTCCTGCATTTTTTCCAACGAATACTGATTCACCTGTTCCGGTTATTCCAATTAATCCATTTACATTAATGGTAGTTGGTACGGTTGTAGAATCTTGTGTTATTACTGAATCTACATAATCAACTCCATTAGATATAGGAATAAATAAATCTGTAACTATACTTGGAATGGGTGGAACTAAACTTATGATATCCCCTATGGTATAGTTCTTAGTTATATTATTATCATTAACATCCGTACCAATAACTTTATCATTAAGTTGAGGTGTGGAATCTATTGCATAGGTAGATATTT